AGTAACGCAGGTGATCATCAAAGCGTAGTACTAAACAACCTAAGACAACGCGCATTAGACAAAATTGAAAAAGATACAGATGACGATATTAACTTTATGGAATGGTCAGCTGCACCACACAGAAAACTTAACGACATAGAGGGTTGGAAAGAAGCTAACCCTGCACTTGGTCGCACTATTGACATATCAGCTATTAAAGCCAGAATGTCAGACCCAACAGAAGTGTTTATGACCGAGTGTTTAAGTATGTGGGTAACAACAATGAACAGCCCGTGGGCACTTGGCTCTTGGAACTCTTGTATGCAACCAATACTTGAACTCAAACCAGATAGATCAACTTGGTTAGGTTTAGAAATATCACCAGAACGAACAAGTTGGGCATTAACAGGAACACAAATACTTGAAGACGGATCAATAGCTGTAGGTTTAATGGAATGTGTTGAATCAGAATACGCAATAGATGATTTAATTATTGCTGGACGTGTTTCAGAGTGGGCTAAACATTACAACGCCGAAGCAATAGTGGCTAACAGGTTTAGTGGTGACTCAGTTGTTGCCAAACTAAGACAAGCAGGCATAAACGCAGAAGTTATAAAAGGAAGTGACTACTACCAAGCGTGCGATTCAACATTATCAGCTATGAGTGGTGGTAGACTTGCCCATAGTAACCAACCTGATTTAACAAACAGCGTTAACTCTTGTATTAAAAAAGCAAACGAGTCTGGGGCTTGGTATATTATGCGCCGACAACAATCAACAGCTGCTATTTCAATGGTCTTAGCAATCTTTAAGGCTGAACAATACGGCATACGTGGCTCAAACCAAGACATTGTAGTTGCTTAGGTGCTTGACTATTATAACGATTTGGTAAAGAATTAGAAGTTATGGGCTTCTTCCAAAATCTCTTAGGTGTTACACCAGATAACAGCGCAAACAAAGTAGACGCAGCTGTAGCACCATACAATTATCAACAATACGCCCAACCTTTTGACTATTTTGGTTTATCAGCAGTATCACGCGCCCAAGCAATGCAAGTACCAGCAGTTGCAAGAGCTAGAAACATTATTTGTGCAACTATTGGATCATTACCATTAGAAGTTAGACGCGAATCAAACAACAGTAAAGTTCCGACCCCACCTTTTATTAGACAACCAGACCCACGTATGACAGGACAATCTGTATATACATTTCTTGCAGAAGATTTACTATTTACAGGTCAAGGATATTTAAGAATACTAGAACTTGGCACAGACGGACGCCCTTTATCTGCTGAATGGATTTCAGTAAGTCGTATTACAAGAACTTTAGATTCATTAGGTCACAACGTACGTTATTACAGCGTAGACGGCAATCGTGTACCCGAAAATGGTTTAGGTTCTTTAATTCCATTTACAGGATATGACGAGGGACTACTTGTAAGAGCAGGAACAACAATACTTACAGCACTTGCATTAGAAAAGGCAGTTAAAAGATTTGCAGACGAACCAACACCTAACGTTGTGTTGAAATCAAACTTGCCAATGCCAGCTGAAAGAGTTACAGCCCTATTAAATTCTTGGAAAGAAGCAAGACAAACACGTGGCACAGCTTTTGTAAACGACACAATAGATTTCCAAAGCATAGGATTTAGCCCAGAACAATTAACGCTAAACCAAGCACGTCAATATATGGCTTCCGAAATTGCTAGGGCTTGTAATCTTCCTGAATACTACGTAGGTGGCAACGCAGGTGGCTCAATGACATACTCAAACGTTACAGCTGAACGCAGAAGTCTAATTGACTTATCTTTACGTCCACTAATGACTTGTATTACACAAAGATTAAGCGATAACGATATAACCCCACGTGGTTCTATAGTAAAATACAATCTTGAAGAATTTTATAGTCCAAGTGCACAAGAACGTGCAGACATTTATAGCAAACTTATTCCTTTAGGTGTAATGACAATAGAGGAAGCAAGAGAAAGGGAAGATTTGATAAATGAATAACTTTATTAAATTCTCAACCGACATTATCGCAGCTAATTCATCAAAACGTGAATTAACAGGCGTTATTGTTCCTTTTGGTCAAGTAGGACATACCAATATGGGTGACGTTGTATTTCAACAAGGCTCATTGAAGATCGGTGAGGGTATAAAACTTTTTACCGAACACGATATGACAAGACCAATAGGCAAATTATCAAGATATGAAGAAGACGACAAGGGAATTGTCGGCACATTCAAGATAGCAAGAACAAACGCAGGAGATGACGCATTAGCCGAAGCACAAGAGGGTTTACGAACTGGCTTTAGTGTAGGCGCAATGATTGATGATTACGTTACCAAAGGCGAACAAGTAATTGTTAACGAAGCAACTCTTAAAGAAGTTTCACACGTCACATTTCCAGCATTTGGCGAATACGCACAAATAACCGAAGTAGCTGCAAGCGCAGAAACTCCACAACCAACAACAGAAAGTGAGGAAACTATCGTGTCAAACGAAGTTACCCCAGAAGTAGTAGAGGAAGTTGCAACAGAAGTTGTAGCAACTCCAGCTGTTGAAGCCCAAGAACGCAACGCGCGTCCTGCAATCTTCACAGCACCAAGAAGCCCAATTGTTTCTAAAGGATCATACTTAGAACACTCACTAAGAGCAGCTCTAGGCAATGACGAAAGCCGTCAATATGTTATGGCAGCTGACACCACAGGAAACAACGCTGGATTTATTCCAACACCACAATCAACCGAAGTAATTAACGGAATCGCAAACGCTGACAGAGGATTTATTGACGCAATTTCACGCGCAACACTTCCAGCTTCAGGTATGTCTTTTGAGATTCCAAAAATTACAACAGCACCAACAGTTGCACAAGCAAACGAAGAAGCAGCTTTATCTGAAACCGATACAGCTTCTTCATTTGTATCAGTTGCAGTTAAAAAATTTGGTGGACAACAAACATTGTCTGTTGAATTATTAGATCGTTCTTCACCTGTATTTTTTGATGAATTAGTTCGTCAAATGGAATTTGCATACGCTAAAGCAACCGACTCATACGTAATGGGCGAAGTTGCAAACGCAGGTACATTAAACGCAACAGCAGCAGACGAAGACAGAGAAGGACTATTAGAATATGTTTCTTCTGCAGCAGCAGCTGTTTATTCAGCTTCACTTGGTTTTGCTCGTAACATTGTAGTTAGCCCACAACAATGGGGTAAAATTATGAGTTACAACGAAGCAGGTCGTCCAATCTATACAGCGACTCAGCCAAGCAACGCAGGAGGAAATGTTTCTCCTCAAAGTTTGCGTGGTCAAATTGCAGGACTTGATATGTACGTATCACGTTCCGTAAGTGGAACTGGTGGAACTGGTCTAGGCGATTACTCAATGGTTGTATTAAACCCTGAGTCATACACTTGGTACGAATCACCAAGATTGTCACTACGCACCAACGTAATTAACACAGCCCAAATTGATGTTAACTACTACGGATACGGCGCACTAGCTACAAAAATTGCAGCTGGAGCAAACTGGTTTAACAAGGCTTAAACCCTAAAACGTGAGGCTACTCTCGCCCCTGTGGGTAGCCTCACCCTTAAAGAAAGAAGAATGAAATGCCAGTATTAGTAACAGCAGCTCAGTTAAGAGCTGTACTTGGCGTTCCAAATACTCTTTATGATGACACAGCATTAGACGCAATTATTGACACAGCTGAAGACGCAATAGGTGACTTTCTTATACAATGGAAAGTTGGAATAGATAAACACTATTCAGAAACAGCCACAGAAACAACAATTCACACAACACGACCACACAAATTTTTTGAGGGCGCAACAATAGCTATAACAGGCGTTGAAGCATACATAAATGGCAATAAAACAATATCTGCAATAGTAGATGAATATACTTTTAGAATTACAACAACAGGTGCAACAGTTCATACCGATTATAGGTATTCAATTCCTAATGGTATTGCTTCTGAAAATACTTTAGTCCAATACAACGGCGTAGCAGCTGTAGAAGAAGCTGTGCTACAAATCGCTGTAGACGTATTCCAATCAAGATTAGCTGCAGGTGGCACACAACAAGCCCTTGATTACACACCAGCGCCATACCGAATGGGCAGAACTCTTTTGTACAAAGTCACAGGTTTAATTAGTAAATATATTGACTCTAATAGTCAAGTAGGTTAATTTATGGCTTTAAGTACTTTACGCGCAGGGCTTAAAAGCGCAATAACAGATAACACAAAATATTCTGCCTATGATCACGTGCCAGATATTATTATTCCACCAGCAGCTCTTATTTTAGCTGGCGACCCATACCTTGAACCAATCGCTATTGGTAACTCAAAAAATTGGTACGTAAGACTAACTCTTGAAATAGTCAGCACTACGTATTCAAACCCAAGCGCATTAACAAACTTGGAAGATGATATAGAAACAATCTTGGCACTAATACCGACTAATTGGGTTATACTGTCAGTATCTAGTCCGAGAATTAGGCAGACAAATAGCACAGATTTGCTATCTGCTGAAATCCAACTACAAACAGCCTACACAGGCTAGGAAAGGCAACAATGGCAACAACTATTTTAAGTGGTCGTCAATTAACTTTGAGTGTTAATGGAAATTTATACTCAGAGCAAATTACTTCTTCTGCTATCAACTTTGATACAGAAAGATTAACTTTTGACACCCTTGCAGGCAAAGCCTACAAATACATTGACTCAAACGTTACACTTGACATTGAGTTTTTGAACGACGTAGGAGCAACACCAAACAGCTTGTACAAAGTATTATGGGACGGCACAGAGTCAGCCCCAGATACTACAATTGCGTTTATTATGACATTAAGAACTGGTGTAACATTAACTGGTTACGTATTGCCACAATATCCAAGCGTTACAGCTTCAGGTGCAGACGTACAAACTTGTTCAGTATCACTACAAGTTGTAGGTATCCCAACCGAAGACCTAACAGCGTAACAACAACAACAAACAGAACAGGGGCACACAATGCTTAAACTTAAATTAACGTGGGAATTAGAAACAGGTGAAAAGTTTGATGAATGGACTAGACCAATTGAACTTTCACTTGCAGAAAAAGAACTTTATAACAGTAAGTCAATTGTTAAAATACTTATTGACGAAAGCACACCAAGTAACACACTTCTTTTATTTTTGGCTCACAAGATTCAACAACGCGTCACAAAAAAGGTTGAAAACTTTGACACTTGGAAAAGTAAAGTTACCGATATTGCAGCTTCTGATTTTGAGACAGCAAATTTTACCAAGCCCGAAGTCTTGGGCGAATAGCAGTAGAACTGGCAATAGCAACTGGGATAACACCCGACTATTGGCTCAATGCAGAACCCGAAATATGGGCAACGGCTATAGACATATTGAACGTGCAAACTAATGGCTAAAGCGATTCAGTTAGTTAAAGTTGATAAAGATTATCGTGGGCTTCTTCGCGCTTTTAGTAAAATGGACGATATTGCAAAAAATGATATGAAAAAGATAGCACAAAGTTTAGCCGAACGTGGTGCTAATTATGCTAAAGGCGCAGCTAATAACGCACCATATAATGTTAAACAAGCTAGAGCTGTTGCCGAATCTATTAAAATATCTAAATCAGATAAAGCACCAAGTTTTAGTATTGGTGGTAGGCAAAAAGTTGGCTCTAGTGCTTTTAGTGCTGGTTATGTGATAATGGGTAATGAATTTGGATCAAAGCAATATAAACAGTTTCCTAGACGCTCTGGCAAGGGTGGTAAAGAGGGTTGGTGGTTGTATCGTGCTATGTCAAGATTTCAACCTACAATCGCTCAGGAATGGCTTAAAGGTTATGAACAAATTAGAGACGCTTGGAAAGCAGGTTTATAATGGCTGACATTAGGACGCTCAAACTTGCGCTTTTAGCTGATACAAAACAATTTATTGACGGGCTTGATAAAGCCGATAAAGAAACAAGAAGTTTTAGCGATAAACTTGGTGGCGCATTAAAAGCAGGTGCTTTGGCTTTTGCAGCTCTTGGCGCTGCAGCTGGCGCAGCTGCAATTAAAATAGGCATAGACGCTGTCAAAGCAGCTATAGAAGACGAAAAGGCTCAAGCGTCTTTAGCGCAAACTTTACGTAATACAACTAAAGCAACTGACGCACAAATTGCAGCTACAGAAGAATTTATTGACAAAACAGCTAGAGCAACTGGCGTAGCTGATGATCAACTTAGACCAAGCCTACAAAGACTTTTAGTTTCAACTAAAGATTTAACGCAAGCACAAAAACTACAAGCATTAGCACTTGATATATCAGCAGGCACAGGTAAAGATTTATTAAGTGTTTCAGACGCTTTAGCCAAAGCCTCAGACGGCAATTTTAAGGCATTAAAGAATCTTGGTGTTGAACTTAAAACAAGTGAGACAGTAACTAAAAAGGTTAAAGTATCACAAACAGATCTTAAAGAAGCACAACTTAAAAACGAAGACGCTTCGCTACGTTTAGCAAGTGCTCAAGAAAGATTAAACAAAGCAATTACTAAAAATGGCGCAGAAAGCATTGAAGCCCAAAAAGCACAGAACGCTGTAGAGCGTGCCCAAATAAGTTTAGATAAAGCCTCTGGTAAATATAACGACACAGTTGATAAACAAGGCAAAACCATAAAGGTTACTAAAGAAGAAACTATAAGTTTTGATGAAGCTGTAAGACAATTAACTGAAAACTTTGCTGGTCAGGCTGACATAGCAGCTAATACTTTTGCTGGTCGTATGGCTAGAATTAAAGTTGCTTTTGATGAGGCTAAAGAAAGTTTAGGAACAGCTCTTTTACCTATCTTAGAAAAGTTTGCTAAATTTGCAACAGACAGCCTTGTTCCAGCATTACAAGGAATTATTGACGGATTAACAGGTAAAAAGAAATCTGTTGTACCCTCTCTTGGAATGTTTGCAGAAGAAAGTAATAGTGCTGAAGACGCAGGTTATGGATTTGGTACAGCATTAAGAGAAATGGCAACTCAACTAGCAGGATTAAATGTGGGAATTACAGAAGCAAATAGTGAAAAAGGATTAACTGGTTTTATTAACAATCTTACAAAATTATTAGAAATCATTAACGCAATAATTAGCCCTTTTACAAAACTTGTTGAATTGTCGCAAAAATTTGCTCAAACAGAATCACAAAGAAGAATAGAATTACCTGCACTAATACCAGAAACTACTAACCCTAATTCTATATTTAACAGACCTGCAGCTACAGTTACTAACATTTATAACAACATTAAAGGTGCTATTGATCCACAAGCCACAGCTAGAACAATCACCAAAGTACAAAACACAGCAAATAAAACAACAGGTATAAAACCTTTCAACTTCGGCTTTAGATAAACCTATGACAGTATATACACCAACATATAGGGTAACAATTGCTGGAGTTGTACAAACGTCAACAACTTTAGAAGACGGCACAATCACTTATGGTCGTAATGATTTTTTTGAGGCAACACAGCCAAGTTATTGCAACATAGAACTATTAAACCTTGACGGCACAAGTCCTGTAGTTGAATTACTTGACACAGTACTTATAGAAGTTACTGACTCAACAGGTGCATACATAAAATTATTTACTGGTGAAGTGTCAGGTGTTTATAACAGATTTGAGGGCGCTGGTTTAGGTGGTAAACCTAACACTTTACAGATTCAAGCAATTGGTGCTCTTGGTTTACTTGTTAAACGTTACGCTGGTGGTGTTGCTTACCCTGAAGAACTTGACGGGGCACGTATTCAACGTATTTTAGAAGAAACATTATTTGTTGCTTGGGAAGACATAAGTAATACTTTTACTTGGAATGATTTTACAACTGAAACTTGGGCTAACTATGGTGTACAAGGCATAGACACAATTGACGCAGGACGTTACGAAATGCTAGCTAGAAGCGCACAAGTACAACAAGCGTACGAATTAACAGACATAACTCAACAATCAGGTTTAGGTTATTTGTATGACACAGCAGATTTTGAGATAGGTTACGCAGACGCAGAACGCAGAAGCGAAAACTACACAACCAATTTGATAGAACTTGACGCTGACCTTGTTAATGCTGATATACAAACCAGATTGCAAACAGCAGATATTGTTAACAGCGTAGTAATACAATATGATGACCCAGTACTTGAAGTTGTAGCACAAAATGATACGTCAATAAATAATTATGGTTTGCTTGAAGAAATTAGATCAACAATACTTGCAGAAACAGTTGACGCAACAGAACAAGCCACAAATTTTGTTAATTACAGAGGAACACCTAAAACGTCACTTGAAGCCGTATCGGTAAACCTTGCCCATTCAGATATGACTAATACAGTTAGAGACGATTTATTAGCTGTGACTATGGACAGTTTGCTTTACCTTGACAATATTCCAGTAGGGCTT